GGGAGAGGGCAATCAGCCGCGACAATGTGTTCACCTTCGACGAGAGGGACATACCGAAGGAGGCGAAGATGATGAGCATGGGCATGGACTTCGGCTTCACAAACGACCCGACCGCGTTCGTTGAGGTGTGGCAGGATGGGGACGACGTTTGGATCAGAGAGCGCATCTACCGCACCGACATGACCAACCAAGACATCGGGAGGGAACTGGCCACCCTGAACATCGACAGGCGCGACGCGATCTACTGCGACAGCGCAGAGCCGAAGAGCATCGAGGAGCTGCGGAGGATGGGGTGGAATGTGAGACCGGCAGACAAGGGCAAGGACTCCGTGAACGCGGGCATCCAACTGATGAAGACCTTCAAGCTGCACGTCGAGCCCTCAAGCACCAACCTCATCAAGGAGCTGCGCAACTACAAGTGGACGAAGGATAAGGACGGTCGCAACCTGAACAAGCCCGTGGACGCTTTCAACCACGCCATCGACGCGACGAGGTACGCGATCTTTTCAAAGGTGGGGAAGCCGAACCACGGGAAGTATCACCTCAGATAAATTCTATCTTTGCACATACCCCTGTGCAAATGCGCGAGATCAAAGTCATAGTCCCCACCTCATGGGAGGACATCACCCTCGAGGCTTACATGAAGTTCAGCGCGATCGACACCGACGCGAAGGAGGAGTTCATCCAGGTCAAAGCCCTCGCCTACTTCTGCGGCATCAACGAGCTCGACGCAATGGACATGAAGGTGAAAGACCGCGAGGCCATCATCGCCCAGATACTCGAGGTGCTGAATCGAGAGCCCGAGTTCACGCAAGCCTTCAGCCTCTTCGGTAAAGATTACGGCTTCCACCCGAACCTCGACGAGATCACCTTCGGGGAGTTCATCGACCTCGAGAAATATCAGTACAACATGGAGAGCCTTGACAAGATCATGGCGATCCTTTACCGCCCTATCGTGAGGAGCATGGGCGACCGCTACGAGATCGAGCCCTACAACGCGGACGGAGACAGCGAGGTCATAAAGAAGATGAGCGCAGGGACGGCCATCGCAGCCTTGCTTTTTTTTTATCGCATCGGAACTCACTTATCGATGCATATCCTGAAATCTTTGAGCCCCGAAGCGATGGAGGCATCGGAGGGGACAACTTCCTCAAGAAGTGGGGATGGTTTGCAGCGATCCATCGGCTATGCGACGGAGACCCTGCAAGAGCTGATACCGTCACATCACTACCGCTTCATAGAGCGCTGTTCTGGCTTGCTTACGAGAGCGACCGGGACGAATACGAACGAAGAAGACTAAAGCAGGCACATGGCTAACTTTTACAAAATTACCGACCAGATAAGGGCAGCGATCAACGCTACGAGCAGGGTGAACACGATTACCTTCGGCAACCTCTCAGACGTTGATTTGAACAAGCAGAACATCTACCCGATGGCGCACATCACTCCGGAGAACTGCACCATGAACGGGGCGACCTCTACATGGTCTTACAATGTCAGCATATTCGACATTGTGGACTGGAACAAGGACGACGTCAGGGATGCCCCGAACTCCTTTCACGGCACGGACAACGTGCAGGACATTTTGAACGACTGCATCATCACCTTCCACCTGTGGCTCGATGAGTTCAGGAGGGGCGACCGCCACGCGGACAACCTTCAGCTCGAGGGCGGGGTGACGTTCCAGAGCTTCCTTGAGACGCAGACGAACAGCCTCGCAGGGTGGAGCGCGGCCATCAGCATCACAGCACCAAACGCAACAACGACCGATGGCCTCTGCTAAATTCCCACGGCTTGAGGCGGTGCTCGAAGAGATGGGCGACTTCGTTATCAAGAAGGCGAAGCAGAACCTCGGAGCACGGCAGACACGGAAGAACGTCCGCGCCACATGGAAGAACGGCAGGCCGACAGGCTTCACATTTAAGAAAGCGCAGCGCGACCTCAAGGCCACGGGAAGGCTTCAGAAGTCCCTCGGCTACGAACTCAAGGAGGACGGCCAGAGCATCGTGGTCAAATACAAGGGGCTCGACTATGGATTCTATTTAGACCGAGGCCGCTATCCATTCATGAAGAGCGTGGCGCAGGGGAAGGGCATCCCGCCCGCGAAGATGAGGGACTGGATCGACGCGAGCAGAATACAGCCCCGCGACCTCACGACTGGGCAGTTTATTGAGAAGACGCCTGCCAACATGAGGAGCATGGCCTTCCTGATGAATCGCAAAATCAAGTGGTTCGGCATCGAGCCCACCCACTTCTTCAGCGAGCCGGAGGAGCAGGCGCGTGACAAATTTGAACAGAAGATAATCGAAGCCTTTGAGGAGGACATCAGAAACCAAGTGACAGCATGAGCTTAGAATTCAGAGAGCAGCCAGGTGGGACGATATACGGCCTCTCCCCTGCCATTTACCACATCAGAGAAACGAGCTCAAGCGTGCGGGCTGAAGCGAACTTCAGATATGTGCTGAAGGTGTACATATGGAGCAACGACAACCCGAACAATCGGCCGAGCTTGTCGAGCCCCACATTCACCCTCTCCAAGCTGCCCGACAGCAACAACGTGGGCATCTTTGACATCAGCCAACTGATAAGAAGCAAGCTCACATTCCAAGAGCCGTCCGCACTGCTCAATGCGAACAGCACACAGGTGAACAACAGCACCGCATCAAGTGACAACACAACAGGGACAGCGGTATGGGTGCAGGCGTATGCCAGTTACACAAGTGACGCAAGCACAGCGTCCGATGTCGCGGGAGCAGTCCGCCTCTCGGTTCGTGGATTCACACAATACTCGCAGGGGTTTAACTCAACGCATTCATCGAGGGCAACGATGAGCAACTTCATCGACGGGCTTGTCATCCCAAACAGCCTCCAGTTCAGCGCGTCGTTTCTTACCGCAGTAGTCGACAACCTCGTCATCGAGGGAGAGCACGGCATCAACTACGCGATCGACATGACAGGGAAGGACACGACCGAAAGCACCCAGAGCCTCGTTCATGTTCTGCTCGGCTCTGACCTGTACGGCCAAAGCCTCGAGAAGAGGCGGCAAGACATCGCGGCAGACAGCGGGACGATCGAGTCGTTTTCCTGCGTTTACAACTACGCTACCAAGACAAACGACACTTATACCATCATCGCCAAAGATAGCGCGACAGAGAAGCGGAGGATGAGCGTGGAGGTCGCCTGCTCAGATAGGTACACGCAGTTCTTCATCGGCTTCTTGAATCGCTTCGGAGCATACGACTACATACCCGCGCTCAAGGCAAGGGAGGACAGCGCGACCTTCGAGCGGAGGGAGTTCAAGAACAGCTACCTCACGACTGCGGAGCTTGCTACCACCTACACAACAAGCGAGGGCACAGATCGCATCTTCGAGGCCAACGGGCAGCAGAGCATTACCATCAATACAGGATATCAGCCCGAGGGCATCTTTGACATGATCACCGACATGATGCAGAGCGAAAAGGTCTTTCTCGTTGATGGCACGACCATCACGCCGCTGATCCCCTCGAGCGGAGAAGTAGCCAAGCAGAAGCACATCAACAACAAGCTCGTCAACTACACCCTCGCCTTCCGCGTGGCCAATGACCTGAAGAACATGGTCACGATATGAGCAGGGTCTCGCTAATCATCGGAGGAGTCACCGCTGACCTGTTCGCAGGTGAGGATATCACCCTCGTCAAGCAGGCCAAAGACCTGACCGACCTCGGGGCAACGCGGACGGACTTCAGCCGCCCCTTCACCATTCCTGCGACGGACACGAACAACGGCATCTTCACGCACTTCTACAACCTCGACATCGATGACCCCTACCCTGTCCACAACAAGGCAGAGGCATCGATCAGCGTCAAGGGCGTGCAGATATTCGAGGGAGTCCTCGAGCTGATGAATGTCACGCTAAAGAACAACATCCCCGACAGCTACGAGGTGAACTTCTATGGGCGCAACAAGCAGCTCACCACCCTCTGGGGGGATGACTACCTCCGCGACATCAACATGAACCTCGACCATGCGCTGACCTACACGAACGTCGTGGCATCGTGGGGCGGCACTCTTCAGAGCGGGAAGGTGCGCTATCCGATCATCGACTTTGGTGACAGAGAGCAGGGGGCATGGAACTACTCGACCGCAGGGATGGCGCAGAACAGCATCGCCATCGATAGCGGGGCAATACACCCGGCAGAGCTACGCCCTGCGGTGCGATTAAGCACCATTTTGACCAAGTGCTTCACGCATATCAGCAAGACCCTCACGCTCGACTCCTCGATCAACGACGACAACCTCTACATGATGGGCATGGAGAAGGTGGGCACGTTCCTCGGGAACTACGATGCAGAGGTGAACGCGGAGCTCGCTGTGAGCGTATCAGCGGGGACGACATTCAACGACCTCGCAGGCTTCACAGAGAACACGGACAACGACGTAAGATTCAACCACACGACGGGCGAGTTCACAGCGGCAACCGTTGGCGACTACACCTTCAGGCTCGCCTTCACATCCATCACCTCAGCTCGATCCTTTAACATTCGAGCCCTGAAGGATGGGACGGTAATGCCGAACGCTCCCGTCCAATCTTCGGGCACTTCGCAGACCTACACCTTCACCATGTTCTTGCAGCAGGGCGATGTCATCAAGTTCCAGGTGGCCGAGGTACAGGGACGGGCCTTCACAGCGACCCTCGTCTATGACCTCATCGACTGGCCGACATTCAAGACAGGGGCAACCATCCTCGTCGAGGACGGGATGCCAGAGGTGAAGATCACCGACTTCATCAACGGAGTGCTCAAGATGTTCAACGCCGTGCTGACTACCTCCGACGGGGTGGCCTACACCATGAGCCCCCTCACGGACTACCTCAACGCAGGGGCGACAAAGGAGTGGTCGAGCAAGATAGACACCTCCGTCGTCAAGATAGACAAGCAGGAAGTGCCCGAATCGGTCAAGCTCAAGCACAAGGAGAGCGAAGACCTCGCCAACATCAGCTTCAAGAACGCCTTCGCCCGAGACTACGGGGCGGTCAAGTACGAGAATGCAGGGCTGTTTGACTTCACGTCCGACGGCATCGAGGTAGAGAGCCCCTTTGTCATCATGCCCACCACGCTCGAGAATCAGGTGGACACCGCAGGGGTGCGCATAGGTACGACCGACCTCGAGATTTACAAGTTCATGGACACGGATGGCGAGCCGATACAGGTGGAGCTCTCGCTGTTCTACTTTGCCGGATATGAGGCAACGACATTCAACTGGAAGATGGTGAACGATTCAGCCGTCGTGTTGGATCAGACCTCCTTCCCCTACTTCAGGACATGGGACGACAAGCCTGTGGCATCCTCGGACAACTCGATCGCCTTCAGCATCGAGACACCCCCGAGCAGGGTGATCACGACGAACACCTTTCTCGAGAAGTATTGGAGGCCACACCTCGACCGCATCTTCAACCCTGCCATGAGGAGGGTGCAGATGACAGCCTACCTCGACACCACGGACTGGCTCGAGCTTGAGATGAACGACACCATCCAGATCGCCACGCGCCCCTACAAGATTGAGAAGATATCCTACAACATGACGCAGGGGAGGGCGACGCTCGACCTGTTCACCTACGACAAGAAGGCCACAGCGACACCAAGCTACGGCAACGACGGCACGCTCACATGGGATCAGACGCCAACGAATCAAGAGCTCAAGCTCGCGGGGGCTCTGAAGGTGGGCAGCAACTTCCTTATCAAGCCCGACGAACTATATCAGAGCAGGAGCAGGGGCATCGCGCAACAGGGGGCAATTCAGCACCTCACCTTTCTGGCCAACCCCCGAGCGCTTGACATGATTACAAACACGAACGAGGCGCTCACAATGACGACGAGCTATCAAGTGATTGGCGGCTACGACACGAGTGAACTCGACCAGTGCACCTGTTTTGCAAAGAATCTTTCGACGGGGGTCTTCACGCTTCAGGACAGCTTCCTCGTTGAGGTCATATACACGGCCGACTTCGAGAACCAAACAAACAAAGACCTCCAGTTCACCATACTAAAGAATGGGGCAGAGAGTAACTTTGTAGCCTATGTGGACAGCGGTTCACAGAACGTCATGATCGCGGGGCTGTTGAGCTGTCAAGACGAGGACACCTTGAGCATCGGAGTGAAGAAGGTCGCTTCAGGGAATGCCGACTTGACAATCAGAGACGCAACGTTCATAGTAAAGAGAGCATGATCACGGAAATCATCAAGCTGCTCCAGATGGAGGAGCACAAGGGAATCAGCAAGGACGTCGAAATCGCGAAGGGGAGGCACTACCTCCCGACCACATGGAGGGGCGCAGTGAAGGCAATCAAAAGAATGACATGGCGAACGAAGTAATCATCGAGCTCATCGCCCGCACAGAGGCGGCAGAGAAGCAGATGAACGAGCTCAAGGATCAGATAAAAGACCTGACCGAGAGCCAGAAGAAAGCGCAGAAGAGCACGAACAGCCTCGTGAAGGGTTTCAAGGGGATCGGCCTCGCGATGAAGGCAATGGGCATCGGCATCATCCTGAAGCTGTTTGATGCTCTGGGCAGCGCGATGGAGCGCAACCAAAAGGCAGCCGACCTTCTTACGACTGCGACCACGACCATCCGCATCCTGTTCGACGACCTCATCAAGTTGCTCGAACCACTTACGGACAGCCTCAAGCGCGTCTTCACCGACCCCATCGAAAGCATCAAGAGCTTCGGGCAGACCATCAAGGAGTTCCTCCTGAACGGCCTCGAGCAGATGGGCAACGCCATCGGCCACCTCGGGGATGCACTCACCGCGCTGATCGACTTCAACTTCGGAGGGGCAGCGATTGCAGCAAGGAAGGCAGGCGCGGACATGGTGGACGCATTTGTCGGAGTGGAAGAGGGTGGCATCGACGTCATCAAGGAAGGGCTCGAAGCTGTCAACGAATACGTTGAAGAACTACCCAGGCGAATCAGCAAGGCTGCAAAGGAAGCCACCGAACTCATCAAGCTGAACAAGGCCGCAGAGCTCGCAGAGGTGGAACGGCAACGCCTTCAGCTTGACTTCCAGAAGAGGGAGGAGCGACTGCGTCAAATAAGGGACGACGAGTTCAGGAGCATCGAGGACAGGAAGCAGGCGAACGCTGACTTGTTGGCTCTGTTGAATGAACAAGAACAGGCAGAACGCAAGGCCGTCGACCTCCGCATCGCAGCGGCTCGGGCGCAGTTTGAGATGACCGGACTCCACGAAGACATGGTCGCCCTCCGTCAGGCAGAGCTCGAACTTATCGACCTCACCGAGCGCATCGAGGGGCAACGCTCCGAGGCACTCACCAACAGGGTGGCACTTGAAAAGGAAAGCCTCGAACTGGAGCGCAGCAGAAAACTCACTCTGGAGGAGATCGCCAACATCGAGGCGCAGGCCGCAGTAGAGATGGAGACGAATAAACTCAAGCAGCTACAGAGTCAGCAGAAGCTCGAGACCGACATCCATATGCAGCGGCTTGATCGTATCGGTCAAGAGCGTCTCGCAATGGCAGCAGCAGGGCAACAAGGAACGCAGGCATATCAGGACTTGGTCAACGAGCAGAACAAGATTGACGCTGAATATGAGGAGAGCTCTTTGAAGCGCACCAAGCAGATGGAGATGATGAAGAAGGATGCACGCATCTCACTCACGCAGAACGCCCTCGGGGTCATAGGTGACCTCTTCGGGCAGGAGAGCGCAGCAGGGAAGGCCGCAGCCGTCGCCTCGGCAACGATCGACACTTACAAGGCATTCACGAACGCCCTCGCCAACACACCCCTGCCACCTCCCGGGCCACAGATCGCGGCAGGCTTGACCCTCGCCTCGGGGTTCTCACAGGTCAGAAACATCTTGAGCACTCCAGTCCCGAACGGATTCGGAAGCGGTGGAGGAGGAGGCGCAGGCAGAGGGGGAGCACCCACGCCCACCATGCCGAACGTCTCTATCTTAGGGGGCAATGAAGCACTCACACAGGCCACAAGATCGCTCGCCCAGTTCGGCAAGAAGCCGACCCGCGCCTTTGTAGTCAGCGGAGAGGTGACAGACAACCAAGCACTCGACAGAAAAATAGAACGAAACGCATCATT